GTCGTCATCGTCAACGTCGTCACCAACGCTGTCCATGATGGCGTCGATATCTACCGACTCAGAAACCATATCGCCGTTCTTCCATACGTCAACGCCTGCGAAGAACCACGCCTCCTCAGTCATGCGAATAGCGAAGGTGAGATTTGGGAACAGCGTGCTGACATGAGTCATGAAGCCCTCTCCGAACGGTGCCCACGGTGTCTCGTAATCGACGTGGATAGAGTCCTCGGTCATTGTTGGTGAAACATTAGTACGGCAATCGCCCCACTTGATGCCCCAGTTAGCGTGTTGCCACTGATACCAAGATGAATAGCCTGTCTCTGCTTTGACACGCACGCCCTCGTTGTAGCGGTCGATATTGTTCTGTACGAGTTCGTCGTGCCACTCCTGAGTAATCTCCCCCTTAGCGAGCAGGTTAGCCCAGTTAGGGTGCGGTTCAGGTGAATCCGGTACAGGTGAATGGGTACCCTCCAATACGGTAGGCATTGGCATGAGTCGAATGAGTGAATACTTCTGTACTTCCCACGCATCTTCATCACGTTCATCGGTGGGAATGGTAATCATTTCGACAAACCGATTGAGTTCGTCAATGTGACCCTCGTCTGCGGTTACTGTCATTTGGTTGGTTGTCCAGTTTGGCATAGCGTTTCCTTTCGTTGTTGCTGATACACATGGTACAGGTTCAGACCACGCTCCGCAACCCCTTATCGAAACTTTTTTGGGGGTTGCTTATCGTGGGTGTATCTGGTATGCTGTCTACTGACAACCGAAAGGATACCAAATGGACAGAGACGACGCAACACCGCTGCCTCTACTTGACCGTTACGAGCTGCTCAAGACGGCTATCGGAATGATAGACGAGGGCATCGACGTGCTGATTGAGGAAACACTAGACTCTGACCCTGACTTAGACTTACCTGAGCTTTACGACGGTATGGACGATATGCGAGCTGACGCTTACGTTCGCATGTTCAGCACCTTCGTGAACGATGGAGATGAGGCTAAGCAACTGGTCAGGCTACTCCGTATGGAGACAATGGACATCCGCCGTAATGGCGGGTGACCGTTGTTGAGCCCCGCCGGAAAACGACAAAAGCGCACACCCCGTGAGGAGTGTGCGCTTTTGTGCTCAGTAGCATCAGCCTCCGATGTTTAGGTCTGTACAGCCTCCTCAGCGGTCACGGTTGCCTCTCTATCTCCAACCCTGACAACTGCCCCGTACCTCATCACCTGTTGATACGATTCGGTAGGGTCGTCGCCCCACGACAGGCCACCAGTCAGAATGATTGGCCTATCACCCAAGTCGGGGTCATGAATCCATGTCATGTCCCTCGGCTGTTCATTGTGAATGTAGTCGATGGCCTCTACTAGCAGTTCACGGTACTGTGTGTCAGGGTCAACGCCCTCTCCAGTAATGTCGTCGTACAGCCATTCGTCGCCTGCGTCCTCAGCAATCCACATGATGAGTTCTGGCGTTGCATACTGTACCAGAGTCTTGAGTGACTCAGGACTGTCTGACTTGCGTGCATACGCTACGATAAAATCTGCTCCCATTTTGGTTCCTTTCGTTGTTGGTAGAGATAAGTATAGCGTAGGGGCTACGAGAACGCAACCCCTACGCGGTTTTATTACACTAAAGTTCTAATAGGTAGATGTGCGCTCCACACCCGTCGCACTCGTAGTCGTCGTAGATGGTGACCGGTGGATAGTTGTCCACAAGGTCGCCCTCGTAGCTAGAGGCGCAATCTCGGCAGAGATCAACCGTCGGTGTTACCCCTTCATCGTCTACTTGTCCGTTGAGAGCATATCTCTTTGCTTTCTTTGCCATGTCAGTTGTCCTCCACCGATAGTCTTGCTTGGAGCAGGATGAACGCCAAATCAGCCGCTATACGACCGTACCGAAGACCCTCGGGGTCAAACTGCTTTCGCCACTCGCCGCGCCATTGTTCAGTCTTGTTGATCGGTTCGACTAGCCCCCTCAGCAAGTCGATTTGCTCGACCGACAGTGTGATGTTGACCAACTGGTCGTTGGTAGTGTTCATGTCAGTTGTCCTCCTCAAATAAGAACAGGGGTTCGATGCTGTCAACGCAGGTCTTGCAGACCGGCGTGACTTTGATTCGGTCACCAAAGTGTTTGATGGCGATGCCGATGGCTTCGATGCTGTCAGCGTGGCAGGCATCGTCGGAGCAGAGCACGCCCTTGCTCCAAGCCGCCCATTCCAAGTCGCCTGAGAAGTCGAATGTAGGTGTGATGAATGTGGTCATGTCAGTTGTCCTCCTTGTCTGCCGTCCACGCACTTGTGAGCGTGTATTCCTCATTCCAACGCTGACCACAGTCGTTGCAGGCGAGGTACCTCCACACGTTGATGCTGTCAGCCGCCTCGTCGTAGATGAAGATATTCACACTGCCGCATGATGGGCAGGCGTTGGGGTTGTATTTGTCCATGTCAATCATGTCAGTTGTCCTTTCGTTGTGGTTGATGTACTCAGTATGACACACCTGTTAGAGCGTGTCAAGTGTTTCAGGTAAAACTTCTATGATTTGCCAAGAGTGGAGCAAGGGATCATCGTCGTGGTAGTCTTGCGATGACTCTATGAACTTGATGAGTCCCGCGTCCACCGCCCTAGCTGCGTAGTCTGCGTGGCAGTCGTCGCTGATGTTCAGCTCTATAGTTACTTGTACTTTCATCGGTGGTTCCTTTCGTTGATGTGACCAGTATAGCCTGTGGGGGAGGGGCTCGCAACCCCTCCCCCTAGATTTTCTCAGGCCATTGCCATGAGCAGACCCTGCGCCTTGAGAGTCAGGCTCTGCTTCTTGTCAGGCTGGCGGATAACCTCAGCCTGCTTTTCCACCTTGTCCTTAGTGGCTGTGTGGAACTCGTAGGACTGAACGGCGTTGTAGAACGACCAAGCGTTCGCACCGAACTTGTCCGACTCCTCTGCGAAGAAGTAGCGGATAGCGTTGCGACGATTCTCCGCATGGTTGACCGCCTTAGGAGCAGCCTCCTCGTCGGTGATGAGAGGTGCCACCTCGTCCAGCAGACGGCGCAGACCGCTCTCGTTGACCTGCACGCTCTTGAGCATGGTCACGTCGCCCATGAACCGCTCAAAGGCGTCGATGCTCTTAGCGAGCACCTGAGCCTTCTGGAACAGGAGCGAGTCGTGGTTACGAGTACGCTTCTGGCTCAACTGCACCAGTCCGTTAGGAATCTGGTTGGTGCAGAATGGGCGGAACGAGAATCCGTAGATTGCCGTTGACCATGTGCTGTTGAGTGATGCTGTGTACATCAGGTTGTTGATGATGGTATCACCGTCTGCGAAGGTGTGCTCTTCACCAATCTGCTGAGTGAACATGAGGCGTGCCCCATCGTTCAGCACCGTGAGTGAGGTGCAGGAGTCGGGGAACATGGCATCTGCCGTGGTCACCAACTGAGTGTACGAGCCAGCGTGGTAGCCAGACTTGACACCTGCGTTGAGTACAACCTGACTGCCGTCAGCGTACTCACGGTACACCGTGAAGGTGTCCTCGCTCTCCGTGCCGTTCGGCAGGAGGGTACCGGTCACCTGAGGCTCAAAGAGAGCCTGAGCGTCCAGAGCAGCGTCCATAACGCTACCCCCGTTGACCGTATCGCTGTTCTGAATGATGTAACCCATGTCGTGTCCTTTCGTTGGTTGTTGTTGACGAGTAGAACTCTATCGTAGTTTTTCGACCAGCGCAACCCCTGAGGTAAAATTTCTAAAAATTTCTTCTGAGGTTGCGTTCCGCTCGTGCGTGTACTAGAGTGTAACACATGAACCGAGAGGAGACAAATGAAACTTCACCTAGATAAAGTATCCAACTACATCGACCGCTGGGGCAACTACACAGTAGTGGCTGACGGCGAGAATGGCAACCAAGAGATTCAGGCGCACGTCATAGAGATTGACCCCGATGGGTTCGATACTGTGATGGTGTACACTGTCATCAACGGGTGGGACGCGAGAATGTACATTCCCGCACACGATATTGTCGCCATCACGGAAAACATTTGACATACTCGCTAATATCGACTATGGTGTACCTATGGGAAACGATAAGAGTGGTAAACGAGCAGAAGCGCCGGATTACTCCAGCGCTTCAGCCCAGTGCCACTCCAAATATTTCCCCGAAGGAGTATGCAAAATGTATACTACCATTTTTGAACACTTGGGAACGGAGCTATCATGACTGATGACAATCTATTTGGTCAAGAAACCTTCAATGGTGTACCTACGGGAGACATCGACCACGTGTTTAGCTACTGGAAGGAAACTTTCGGTAAACGATCCAGTACTGTTCTGGACGAAGCTCGTAAGAAGAAGATAGCCACAGCTATAAAGAACTATGGCATCGATACTTGTGAGAAAGCTATCCGGGGGTGCTCTATGTCACCATGGCATACCGGGCACAACCCGGGTAGCAAACAGTACACTGACCTTACTCTTATATTCAGGAATGCTGACAAGGTAGAAATGTTCGTTGGCATTTTTGAACAAGAGAGCCGAGCTACTACAGAAATGGAGGAATGGCTTAATGACTAAGCTGCAAGAAAGTGATTTTTCTCAAGTAGGGTACTGGACCCTATATGTCCTACGGGATGAGCTCCCGGACGGCATAGACATAGAGAACGAAGAAGAGTTCCTCCAGCTGCCTGACGCCGTCAAGCTAGCTGTAGCTCACAACTTTAACTTCGCTCCGCCCGGAGCTGTGAAGACAACAGATCTTCCAAGTCAGTACAACTGGATGATATTCTGCTTAGATGAGTTTTTGAACGAGCACAAAGTCACGCCGTTCTGATTCCGCAGCTCCCGCAGAACTCCCATTCCCCGACCGTCTCAGGGGTAGTACTGTCGTACTCGCATGGCCACGATTGGCCGCAGGGTCCGATCAGTCGATTTTCTCCGCTGATATATTCACGGAGCACGTCCGAGACGGTTGGGATGGGGGCAGAGGCAGGAGGAGGCTTAGGAAGCCCAATGGTGTCCCTAGCGTACTCGCGAAGGGCAGCAGCTATGAACTGAGCTAATGGAATATCCAACTCTTCGGAAGCGAGAATTGACATTTCACGAACTTCATTCGGAATTGAAATTGTCATCCGCACTGTATCAGAATCGTATTTACGATACTTCGTACTCATCTAAACTTTCCAGTCCTGATTCTTTTAGGGCCAAAAGTAGCAATAGCTCTGTCATTGTGATATCATAGCCGTCAGCTATATCAAGAAGGAGGTTCTTCAGACGGGGATCTAGACGGAACGACATTCCCACGTTATCTTTGGAAGTGTCAGCTCTCTTCGGCGGTCTACCGGTTTTCATATTCAAGTTCATAATTTATCCTTTATATATATTATATCACGAGGGGTCGGGCGCGGCACGGTTGCTGCGGCGTGTCTTATAAACACGTGGTGCGGGTTCAAATCCCGACGGCCCTACTAGATTGTGACTACATTCACGATCTCATATTCAAACTTAGGTCAATGGTGTACCTAAACTAATACAGGAGAAAGGAGGTGACGTGCGTAAGTTCCTGAGAGCGTTCCGCGCAACGAAGAAGCAGTACTGTATCCCAACCGGGATGACGCTTACTGACGATTTAGAGCGTGAGTGGATTAAAGCAACATTCTACAAGCCAGTCTGATACACCTAAGATTTTGAGTGGCCCCCGTTTGCAGCTAGAGCTGCCGGGGGTCATTCTCATCTCAGACGAACGCCACAGCGGTCACAGAACTCTGACCAAGGATACGAGCGGCGCATCTCCAACGGATGGGTACACTCATAGATCTCTTGATAGCGTCTGTCAGCCATCTGACGAAGCCAATCGGATACAGAGCTGCCATCAGCTTCAGCGGCTTGCTGCCACTTAGCTCTCTGGCTCTCTGATACCCGGATCAGGACCTGCTTGTCCATGATCTCGTCTTCAGGGGCATCAGCCTCGTCTAGATCGGTCAGTGCGGCATCTACTGCGGCGTCGACGTTAACGGCGTTCTTGAAGAACGTAGTTTTCATATGTTTACTTGACATTTTCATCCTCCTCAGGATCTACAACTTCAGCTTCGATTACATCGTCGTCCATGCCTCTCATTATACCAGAGACAACATTTTCGTCAAGTATTCCAGCAGCTGACATTATTTCTAATAATTTAAGTGATTCATCCTTAGCGGCATCCGCTGAGCTGAGCACGCCAGTGGGGGCATCCACCCCAGCAAGAGTGCTACGAACGTCAATGGCGTCCCCAGCAGTACCACTTAATGCGATATCTACTCTTTCCACATTCATGCCGAGCAACTTTGCTCTTCTATCCATGATCCCTAATACCGTTTGAATTGCCTTCTGATCGGGCTCCACCATGACAACAGATCCGTCATCTAATTCTTCTCTACGATATTGGGTCATAGGCCAAAGACTCTTTTGCATCTCATCCAGACGCTCCAGCTCTAGACGCAGTACCTCCGGGTAGGAGAGAAATGCCTCTTTGTTTAATCTATCCAGCTGGCGACGGACAGCAGCAGCTACAGCTGAAGCCGTCATGTCGAAGCGCTTACCTATTTCACTGTTAGATAGCCCCGACTTCTTGAGCGCGAAGATACGAGTGTCCCGCTCTACCAAGAATTCTTTGGATAATTCACCCATGTCTTTAGTATATCACCCAGCTATACATATAGCAACCTGTATCACTACAAATCATAGCTCTATGGTGTACCTGACATCAAGTCACCCAGTAAGAACCCCGCCATCACTAAGAATATCAGCTGAAGTGCAGCAATCGGCACGATGATCGCGATCTTTATGCATAATTTTAGGTATTTGGCCACTTTATTCATACTTTATTCACTATTCAGGGTATTTACCCGGGGATATTGCATACTTTATACATGTTTTATTCATACTTATGTATAATTATTCATTTTGGCTTATTATATGCAGCCCAAACCTGAGCTAAGGTGAAGCGTTCAGGTGAAACACCCAGTCGCTGCGCCTCCGCTGAGAGCTGCCTCGGAGTCAACCCAGCCCATACTCCGTGCAAATCTGAGGTCGGAAATGACAGCGCATATTCCAAACAGTCTTTCCTGACAGGGCATGTCCTACAGATACGCCTAGCCTCGCTGATGTAGCTCAAGTCCTTGTGTCCCTTAGGAAACATCTTGTCACCCTTGCCTAAACAGGCCGCATTTGTGGACCAATGTGGGGCATTTTGGGGCATATTGGCAGACTTTGGTGAACCCTTAGATGGTATATCGCCCTTGTTCGTTTTGGTTAAGCCTCTCTTGCCTAACCGATTCAATCTATTCATTATCTACTAATCCTTATCACATCGCCTCGGGTCATACGCGCCGAGGACTCTCTAGTGTGTGTACTGGGTAATAGATAGTAAAGTGTTATTCCTTACCTAGTGTATGGGATAGTTATAGGACATGTCAAGTATTGAGAATACGCGCAGTTACGTGGGATTTATTCAGCCGCCCCTTGGGGGAGTGAATAGCTTCGGTATCCCCCTAATCACGACAACATGTGATCCGCTATCACACATCCAACAAGTTACTCCCTCATCGGAATCCCATCCTACATCACACTGCGTACAGTGCATATCAGGGAACCAAAGAGGGAAGTTGGTTAGTTTCATGAGCGGTATTTAATGCCTAAAGCACCCTCTGCCAAAGCCTCATTGACGCTATCCTCTATGGTGTCATAGGCTGACTCATTGACCGCAGTAAACAAAGATTCAAATAATATTTCCCCCGTACGCATCAGGGTATCATCCGTAGCCTTTATAAGTGTCAGTAGCAAGTCAGCGTCTGGGTCGTTAGGGTTGTCCTTCAACCGTAGACGAGCGTACCTTCTGATAGTTATAGGGTCGCATTTGAACTCTATGAACAAGCTTTCTAAGTGCATCATTCCTCCCATCCATTCACATAAGGGCTTATCTGCCTCCAATATTCAGCTGATTTATTTGGTGCGATAAGGTCATAGTGGTACAGGTTGATAATCTTGGTCCAGAACTTGGTTCCATTGCGAGGATCTACCTCTCCTGCATCACGCTCTATTCCCTTCGTGTGGAGGAGCTTCTGGCTGGCTGCTCCTAAGACGTAGGCTTCCTGAAATCGGCGCAGGTCATTACTAGGTAGGCTCTTGTCCCTATGTAGGGATAGAAATAAGTAGTAGTCTGGGCGTTGGTGCTCGTGGTTATACAGGGGCACTGATGCTTCATAATCAAGACGTGGGATTACTGTGCGGTCCTTAGTCTTTACGTCTATCGTCTTACTGGGTTCAGGCATAATGAGATCATGCTGGGTCGTGTTGGTAGGTACATACTTAACGCCCATAGCCTTTAGCCACCTACGGGCAATAACTTCACCCATAATACCGACATGATTAGCCGCTTCTTCCCTGTGGGAGCCCTTGTATACGGGTGTTTCAGCTAATATTTCCTCAGCTGAGGCTATATCGTCGCTAGTAATTTGCGTCCTAGCAAACGTCATTCAGCGCCCTCCTCGGCAGGAACCAGCTTTCGGGTGAGTACGAGAAGGTCAAGGAGGCGGTCCTGTATGGGCTGTGCCTCTATAATGTTCTTCTTCGCTGTTTCTTGTAGCATCAGTTCGATCTCTTCGATCATGTTATCTACGATTTGTGTGTCCATTTTGTCTCCTTGTGTGTGTAAAATTCGGCGGAAGTCATACTAAGTATGTCAGCGTGTGAATAAGTATAAAGCAATCCATAGCCAAAATATTGAAGCACTCTGGACTAAATCTACTACGTTCTGTTCTGTCATTGCTTACCGCCTTTCATGATTCGTTGGTCTACCTTGAAGAATACCATAGATCCTATCAGGTTTGCAACTATAGTGCGAAATAAAGTTGATCCGGGCACAAATATTACTGCGAGTGCCAGAATGGGGGTAGATAACTGCCAGCGTAGCATGTAGGCGAGCAGTCTGTATTTACTGAGGAAGGTTACCACCTCCTTGGCGTAGCCTGTAGGCGAGCAGTCTGTATTTACTG